GGGCCAATCTCGGGGCCAATCTCGGGGCCAATCTCAGGGCCAATCTCTGGGCCAATCTCAGGGACAATCTCTGGGCCAATCTCGGGGCCAATCTCAGGGCCAATCTCAGGGACAATCTCTGGGCCAATCTCGGGGCCAATCTCAGGGACAATCTCGGGGACAATCTCTGGGCCAATCTCGGGGACAATCTCTGGGCCAATCTCTGGGCCAATCTCGCAAAAGAAAAGATATGGAATCCTAATTTCCTATGGGGGTCGCAAGACCTTTACTCGATAGCCTACTATCGGTTTGCCCAAAAAATAGGATGCGTGTTTGCAGAAAACGATGCCAAGAGATTGGACGTAATGGAGGATATTTCGACGCAGTGCGAATGGTGGTGGCCGTTTGAAGGAATTGTTTTTGCATCGCAGCGTCCGCTTGTTGTCCACAAGGATGACGCTGGACGATTGCACGGTGAATACAAGCCAGCCCTTGAATATGCGGATGGTTACAAGCTTTACGCATGGCATGGAACAAACTTACCGGATGATTGGGTTGAGAGCCGCTTGACAATGGACCCGTCCATTATACTGAAAACGGAGAATGTCGAATTGCGCGCCGCTGGCCTGCAATGCTATGGTTTGGGGCGCATGAAAGACAAAATCGGCAGGCTAATCAGCGATAGCGGTGAACCTACAATGGGCGCGGTTTGGGATATTGAAATTCCCGGCCTGCCAGAAACGGGGCGCTTTTTGTCGGCACGTTGCCCGCGCAATGAAGAGATATTCGAAGGCATACCCAAGGTTAGCCCTATCGACGGATTGCCGATAGATACGGCTTTGGCGGCGCAGGCTTGGCGGCAGGGTTTTTCGCAAGCAGAATATCAACATCCACCTACACGGACGTAAAGGAGAATTATCATGGAACGGAAAGTATTAGGCGCACAAGGCGAGATTACATTTTACAGCGTATCGGAAATGCCCGCTGGTCTGGTTGCTCACAAGGAACTGGACAAGTCTGGTCGCCCGATTATCAGTCACTCGGAAAGCGGCAATCATCACATTCTGGACGCTGCTGTATGCGTTATGGAACGCCCTGACGCGCCCGAGGGTATGCGGATACTCTACGCGCTATTGGAAAGCCCTACGCAGCTTATTCAGGACGCACCGGACGCCCATGGCGCGCATATGCTGGCACCGGGCATTATCGAGTTTCGCATATCGCGGGAAGTTGACCACTTTACGCGACAGATTCGCCAAGTAGCGGATTGATGGACGGCGACAAATTCAAAGCGGCGCGCAAGGCAATGGGGCTAAGCGTGTCGCAGCTTGCGGACCTGCTGGACGTAAACCGCTCCACGATATTCCGCATGGAGGAACGCGGCACTACGCGGATAACTGAACTTGCCATGCAACGGCTTGCTGACAGATGGCAGGGGATGGCTACGGCACCGCGAAATGGTGAATGGATATTGGGTGCATGCTCCAGCGGCGCTGCTGACATTTTTCGGTGGAACGCAAAAAATGGCTATTATAGCTGGACGGATGGCAATGTAGACAGGTGCGAGACGCCTACGCAATATGCTGATGATTGGTTTCTTGGCTGGAAACCCCTACCAGCATGGGAGCAAGAGCCATGACCGACCTAGCAGCCAAGCTTTCCGAAATCGCCGAGCGCGCTTTCAATATGTCCATCACACCGGACGAAAAAAATGCCTTTTACGATATTCGCGTTTTACGCCACGGCATCGCGATTGAGGCCAAGTGGGACCGCGCCATGAACTATCGCCACGTAACAGGTTGGGCGGAATTGGACGCTAACCACAATGTCCTCGATTACGCGTTTGAGTTGGTCAAAAACATCGTGGAGCATCATAAGCCATGACCCAAACACCCGTAACCATAGAAGCACTTGAGCAATAGACGATAGGCTTGCAACGCTTGCTTAACTAGGTTACATTGCCCCGCAAAGGAGATTGTCATGAACGGAAAGATTAACTGCCTACCCGGCTCAAACGTATCCCGCGCTGCTATGTCGAAGCAATCGAAGGGCGTTCACCTGCAAAAGGCAATTGCCATGTCCCCCAACAAGCCCGCGACTGTTAAGGTCGGCAAGTGAGTTTTTAATGGGTGATGACTATCACAAAACGAACAGCGCTACGATGCCCCCGCTGGTAATCAAGAAAACCACAGATGGCGACTTCAACTGCCATTGGTCAAGCGACCCGCTTGATTTTGTGATATTGACCCGCGAACAGATTGAACATCTAATTAGCGTTGCTCAGGCTGCGCTTGAGAACAAAACATAAGGGGCTTTATGTGTCCTGCCTGACAAACACCAAGCATGAATTATTCGCACAAGAGATAGCTAAGGGCGCATCAAACCGCGCTGCCTATGCCGAAGCTGGCTACAAAATAACGAATGACGAAGCAACGGACGCTTCTGCCTCCCGCCTGCTAAGCGATGCTAGGGTTCAAGCGCGTGTTGAAGAACTGAAACGCGCCGCCGCTGAAACCACCACAACAACGATTGAAAGCCTCATTAAAGAGGGTTGGGACATCATCAAGGCATCAAAGGAAGATAAGCAACACGCAGCCGCGTCACAGACGTTAGAGCGCCTCGCTAAGATAGCAGGGCTTTGGGTTGACCGTAGCGATGTTAAGACCGATGTGACGCTTGGGGGTTTGCTTGACGCAATTGACCGCTGACCACATTGCCAAGCTGGCGCGCATGAAAAGCGACTTCCCGTTCTTTGCCCGTCATTGCCTGAAGGTCCGCACTAAATCAGGTGGGCTTGAACCTTTCCAGTTAAACCGGGCGCAGATGTTTTTGCATGATAAGCTGGAAGCCCAAAGAAAGCAGACGGGCCGCGTTCGCGCTGTTGTCCTAAAGGGCAGACAGATGGGCGCATCAACATATATCGAGGGCCGATATTACTGGAGGCTATGGGGTGGCAAGGGACTTAGGGCTTTCATCCTGACACACGAACAGGCGGCTACTGATAACCTATTTAAGATGGCTAAGCGTTATCACACGAATATGCCGGGGCCTTTGCAGCATCCTACCGAAAGTGCGAACGCCAAGGAACTTGCTTTTGCAGGCCGTGAATGCTCCTACGTGGTCGCTACGGCAGGCACAAAGGAAGCCGGGCGTTCTGATACCGTGCAACTGTTTCATGGCTCTGAGGTGGCTTTCTGGCCTAATGCGGAGGGGCATACGGCAGGGCTAGAGCAGACGGTTGCTGATGAGGATGGCACAGAAAGCATATTGGAAAGCACTGCGAACGGTATAGGCAACGTATTTCAACGCAGATATGTCGCGGCGCAGCGTTCGGATAGCGATGAACAAGCTATATTCATGCCGTGGTTTTGGGATGACGGCTATCAGCGCGAATGTCCCGCTGACTTTATATTTTCAAGCAAGTGGCGCGAGTATCAGGAATTATACCGCCTGCATGATGATCAGTTATATTGGGCATGGCAGCGCAATCAGAAAATGGCAGCGGCGACAGGGCAATCGACCGATGAACCTTGCTGGAAATTCAAACAGGAATATCCTTCCAATGCGGAGGAAGCCTTCCAGACGGCGGGCAATAGCTTTGTGCCATCGGACAAGGTAGCGAAGGCCCGTAAGGCTAAGGTTGTGCCGCAAGGCGGGTTGATACTAGGCGTTGACCCGGCGAGGGGCGGTGGCGACAAGACAGCCATCGTTGACCGCTGCGGACGTAGTGCGGGTTCGATTGTCTGCGAGACGTTGGATTATGACGACACGATGATGACTGTTGGCCGTGTGGTGCAGCTTATCAAATTACATCGGCCTGTTGCTGTGAATATCGATGTAGGCGGGTTAGGTGCTGGCATTGTCGATAGGCTTAGGGAAATGGGCTACGGCGTCAATGCGGTGAACTTTGGTTCAAGTCCTGTAGGCTTAGGACCGACAGGTGACGAACTATACGAAAACCGCCGCGCTGAAATGTGGGACGTAATGCGGGATTGGTTTGATGACCCTGCTGGCGTCCAGATACCTGACAATGACCAGATGCACGGCGACATCTGCGCGCCAGCTTGGGGGGCGGGGCAGACGCGGCACAAGTCGAACAACGAACTGGTTATTGAGCCAAAGGACAAGATACGCGAACGGCTAGGGGCAAGCCCTGATTTAGCTGACGCCCTTGCTCTTACTTTTGCTGTGCCTATTATGGATTTTATAGAGGATGATTTTGACGATAATTTGCGTGGGCGTAATGCTCACACCGGCTATTGATAACCGCCGTTAATCATGTATAAGCAAGCAAACCGGGAGAACCCCATGAAAGACCTGCATGCCTTTTACGCCTGAATTAAATTCTCGCATTGAAGACGTGCGGGCTAGACTGAGGGGAGGTGATACGTCAACCGAGTTGGGAGCGTTGAAAGCTAGGCTTGCCAAACGCGAAGGTCAAGGCGGCTTTACAGCCAATGTAGCTGAGTTGAAGGCCAGGATTGCGGAGATGGAAGCATAATGGCCACTGCATTCATAGAAGAACCCGTTGAGGAAATGACAGGGCTTGCGTTGCTTGACCAGATCGCTCGCACCGATGGCAATTTGACCGACTTCATGGAAGTCCAAAAACTGACCGAACTGGGCAGCGATGTAGTGCAGGACTATGAACGCGACTGCACATCACGCAATGACTGGAAAATGATCGTTGAGGAAGCGTTGAAGAATGCGGCGCAGGAAAGCCCGAACAAGGCTAAAAACTATCCGTTCCAGAATGCCAGCGATGTAAAATATCCCATCCTTACGATTGCGGCGACCGAGTTTAACGCACGGTCATATCCTGCCATTGTGAAGGGTGACGAAACTGTTCAGGTCAAGGTTGTCGGCAGCGACAAGGGCAGGCCGCAGATGGAACAAACGGACTTCGGGCCGGTGCCGATTCCGCAGATGCAGCTTAATCCGGAAACGAACGAAGAAGAGCCTGTCATGGATGCCGATGGCAAGCCATTGCCTGTGTGGGCTATCCCACCGGGTTCAAAGGCGGCGAGGGCGCAGCGGGTCAAGGATTACCTGAATGTCGTGCTAAATTACCGCATGACGAACTGGGAAGGAGACACCGACGCGATGCTGTATCAGCTATCGATTGTCGGCTGTGGCTTCCGCAAGCAATGGTGGGGCAGCGACAAGGGCCAACCTGCCACCGCTTATGTTCCAGCCCTTCGGTTGGTCGCCCCTATGGATGCATCGGACATGGAAACCTTGCCGCGCATCACCGAAATCATCCCCGAACAATATCCGTATATCATCAAGCGCAAGATGCAGTCTGGCGAATATCGGACGGTTGACCTTCCGCCATTGGGTGAAGACGATCAAGCGCCGCGTGAATTGATTGAGCAGCACCGCTTTATCGATATGGACGGCGACGGCTTTGAAGAACCCTATATCGTGACGGTCGATATTGAGACACAGGAAGTTCTGTGCATCATCGCGGCATTCGATATACGTGGCATCAAGTTCGACGGTGAGCGCGTGGTGGATATTGAAAAGACCGCCTTCTATACGAAATACGACTTTCTGCCTCATCCTGAAGGCAAGTTTTACGGGATAGGCTTAGGCCACCTGCTGAAGCAATTGGGCGGGGTGATTGACACCACGATTAACCTTATGATTGACGCTGGCCATGCACAGGTCGCAGGCGGCGGTTTTATTTCGTCTGGCTTGCGCCTTCAGGGCAATGGCCAAACCAACACGCTGCGCTGGCGACCGGGGGAGTTCAAGGTCGTTTCAGCGGGCGCTGGTAATCTGCGGGATGCTATTTGGGAGCGGACTGTTCCCCAACCTTCCCCGATCATGATGAGCCTGCTGGAGCTTATTTTAGGCGCTGCAAAGGACGTTGCGGCTATCAAGGACGTCACAAGCGGGGATGCTTCCAATAACGGGCAGGTGGGCACTACGCTTGCCCTTATCGAGCAAGGCTTGCAGGTGTTCACGGCGATATACAAGCGCATCTATCGGGGCCTGAAGGCAGAGTTTAAAATCCTGTTCGACAACATTGCCAAATATGGCGATGAACGCACGGCTGAAGATTATGCCAACGTGCTTGATGATATGCGGGCGCAGTTTGCTGAAGACTTCAACGAATCCGACATGGATATACGTCCGGTAAGCGACCCGAACAGCGTAACGCGCTTGCAGAAAATGGCTAAGGCGCAATTCCTTTTGCAGACCGGCCAAGGTAACCCGATGGTTGACCAACGCGAATTGATGGTGCGGGTTTACGAAGCGGCAGACGTTGAGGACATGGACAAACTAGTCCCGCCTGCCAAGCCACAAGGGCCTGACCCTGTGATGATGGCAGAGGTCAACAAGATTGGCAGTGAAATAGACAAGAACGCCGCGCAAACCGAGTTGTATGCGGCTCAAACCGAAGAGATTATGGCGATGCTGCCAGAGAAAATTGCACGGCAGAAGGCCGATGTAGCAAAGATTGGCACTGATATTGGTGCGGCGCTAGGAGAAGGTATTGCCGATGGCGATGATGACGAAAGACGACTTCCAGACATGGCATGACAACCCTGTCAGCCAATGGGTATTTGCTGCGGCTGAAAAAGCTGCACTAGCACAAAGTGAAGCATGGTTAGCAGATAGTTGGGGGCGCGGTGACTGCGACCCTGCAAAGCTTACCGAACTACGCACCCGTGCCGATGCCTACCGCGCATTATTTGAAACGCCTTACGAACAGTGGGCAGAAATGCACGGAGACAATGATGCTAACTAAACCCAAAATTCCCCCGCTCGATGCGTTCAAGCCCGGTATCAAACCCACCGGCTTCAATATCCTTGTCGGCCTTCCGTTCAAGGAAGTAACCACGGCGGGCGGTATCATCATCCCCGACAATGTAAGCGACCGCGACCGGTTGAGCGAAGTGCGGGGCCGCATCCTTGCGATGTCGCCAGCCTGCTTTGATTTTGCCGACTTCCCCGAAAGCGACAAGCCCAAGGTGGGCGATGCAGTGGTGTTTGCGAAATATGCCGGTGTCGTGACCGAAGGCGAAGACGGCAGCGAATGCAGATTAATTTTAGACAAAGATGTGTGCGCCGTCATACAGGAGGACGACAATGACTGACTGGTGGACCGTAGAGGAAGCGCCCGGTTATGAAATATCGGACAACGGCGACATTCGGAGATACGGCAAAATTTTAAAGCCCGCGCCGAATACGCAGGGATATTTGCACGTCACGCTTTGCCATAAGGGAAGCAGAAAGACGCGGACTATTCATTCAATAGTTTGCAAGGCTTTCCACGGCCCAAGGCCCACTCCTTCACACGATGCTGCGCATTGGGACGGCGATAAGACAAATAACCGCGCGAACAATCTCCGATGGGCCACAAAAGCCGAAAATCAAGCGGACCGCATAAGACACGGGACCGTCCTGACGGGTGATAAGCATCCTTCTCGCTTAAAGCCTGAGTGCTTGCGGAGAGGCGAAAGACATCCCATGCGTAAGCTAAGTGCTGCGGATGTTATTGCTATACGGACGCTGCCCATAAAGCAGGTTGAAGCTGCAAAGATGTTCAAAATAGCACAATCCAATGTCAGCGACATCAGGCGCGGCATTATATGGAGGGAAGTAGCATGAACCCTGAAGTAAACACAGCCGAAGATGCGGCAGTAGATGTCGCAATCATCGACGCGCAACAGCATGATGCCGATGTCAAAGCCTATGTGCCAACCCCGTTCGACGATCTGGCCAAGGAAATGGGCTGGTTCCCCCCCGATGAATATAACGGCGATGCTGACAAGTGGCGCAGCGCAGAAGATTATATCAAGCACGGGGTGCAATCCACAAAGTCGCTAAAACGCGATTTGAAGGCTGTCAAGGACACTGCCGACCGTCTGGCGCGCACAAGTGCCACACTGACAGCCAAAGCGCTTGAAGACCAACGGGCTGAACTTGAAGCCCGTCATGACCAAGCTGTTGAGGATGGCGACAAGGAAGCCGCCCGCGCAGCTGCAAAAGACTTGGCGCGGCTGGACGATGCACCTGACTTGGGCGATGTCAAAACGATGGTGAAGGAATTTACCGAACGCAACGACTGGTATACCACACACGAAAAGGCGACGGACCTTGCTGCTATGGTATCAAAGAAACTTGCCAACCAAGGCAAGGACGTATCGGAACAGCTTGAAGCCGCAGAAGAAGCCGTGCGCGAACGATTCCCCGAACTGTTCGAAAAGCCCAAGAAAGCCCCCGCCGTGCATGGCAACCAGTCGCGTGTTGCGGTCCCTGCCAGCAGGGAAAAAGGCGTCGCCGATCTGCCAGCAGAAGCCCGCCGCGCGGGGGAAGATTACGTCAAGATGATTAATGCTAGGATGCCAAATGCGAAATATACGCTAAAGGATTTTTCCAAAACTTATTGGGAAGAAAATTCATGAGGGCCGGCATAGGAACACGCATTGGTCGCCTAAAGGTCATCGCTATGGCCCCCGCGCGCGGCAAAAACCATTATCGCGTCTGTGAGTGCGCTTGTGGGACCGTGAAGGAATATGCGGTGTCTAACCTGTTCCAGCGGACAGTAAGTTGCGGTTGCCACAACAAGGAAAACCAATCCAAGCGTTGTACGACGCACGGCATGACAGGCAGGCCGGAATATGTTGCATGGCAAAACGCCAAGAACAGATGTTACAAGTCGAACCACCCCGAATACAAAAACTACGGCGCTCGCGGAATCGGCATGTGCGTTGAGTGGCGCAATGATTTTAGCAAGTTTTATGAAGATATGGGGCCGCGCCCAAAGGGCCTGAGTTTGGAGCGCGAAGATGTAAACGGGGATTATTGCCCCGAAAATTGTGTTTGGGCAGATTGGAAAACTCAAGCCAACAATACACGTCTCTCTCCAAAAAACAGGATGGTTTCTATAAATGGAACAGTTGTTAGCTTTTCGGACGCCATGAACGCAAACAACATAGCTTGGTCGCAGGTCCAGCAGAGAATCCAGAATGGTTGGTCGCCAGAAGACGCGCTGACCAAGCCCATTCGGCACATTAAAAAACGATCCACCCACCGTGCCGAGAACGGCTAAATTTAACCGCTTGCAATCTGCCTAATTATTAGGCACAAAGGAGAAATACAATGCCGAAAGGTGTATATCAGAGGGCGGAAGCCCCCACACAAGATTCCGCCGCAGATGTGGCAAGCCCAAGGGCAGAAGAAACGCGCCGTGAGCGCCGTCGCCGTGATGATGGTGACCTTGACAGAACAGCACGTATGAAGCTGGCAATTCCTCAAAGCATCCAAGAGCAGGCCAAGCGTGATGGCAAAACCCTTCGGTGGGTTCGCAATGACGTAGGTCGTATGCAACAGTTGCAAGCTGAGGATTGGGACATTGTGAAGGAAGTGCAACCTGTTGCAGCATCCCGCACAGACGAGGGCCAGATGGTTCTTATGTCCAAATACGCCGACTGGTATGCCGCCGACCGCGAACATTTGACGAAGACCAACAACGATTTGCAAAAATCTGCGGTCACGCCAAACGCACAGGAAAGCGTCAGTTCGGATGGGTTTTATACACCCGCTGGAGCAGTCAACCGCATTTCTTGACGGGACATTTTAGTTCCCGTTTTTAAGGGAACTTATCATGGCTAATTCCAACACTGCACAGGGTCTTATCCCCAAGCGTTACCGCAACGGTGCGCCCTTCAAGGGGCCGCTGCGTCGTTATTATCACCCTGCCGCTGACAGCGTTGCGCTGTTTGTAGGCGACCCCGTTATCATCGCCGGTTCTGCCGATGTTGATGGCACCCCTACCGCCACTCGTGCGACCGCTGCTTCTGCTGGCCGCATTACTGGCGTCGTTGTTGGCTTTGAACCCAACTCGACACTTAACGCAGTAGGTTACGGCGCGGCTTCGACCGCGTTTTACGTGCTTGTCTGCGATGACCCCAACGTCTTGTATGAAATTCAAGAAGACAGCGTGGGCGGTGCCTTGGCTGCAACGAGTGTTGGCTTGAACGCTGACCTTATCGCTGCTGCTGGCAACACTTCAACCCGTCAGTCCAGCTTCATGCTGGACAGTTCGACGGCTGCTGTAACTGCAACCCTCCAGCTTCGTGTTATCGGGCTTGAACAGCGCGGTGACAATGAAATCGGCACTAACGCCAAATGGCTAGTAGCCATCAACCTGCCAACAGAAACCGGCGCTGCTGGTTCCACTGGCGTTTAAGGAGTATAGAAGATGGTTGCAGGTGTTATCACTCGCTCAGCCCACCCCGATGCCTTGTGGCCCGGTGTTAAGGACTGGTTCGGTTTGTCCTATTCGGAAGAACCGGCAACATGGTCGAAGATTTTCCAGCGCGAAGATTCGGACAAGTATCAGGAGATTGTTGTTGAAGCCACCGGCTTTGGCCTCGCTCCGGTAAAGACCGAAGGTTCGCCGATTGAATATGACAGCGACCAGCAGGGCTATAAATCGACGTTCACACACGTTGTTTATGCTCTCGGCTACATCGTCACGATGGAAGAACTGGCAGACGGACAATACAAAATCATTTCAACGCGCCGCGCTGGCAACCTTGCCCGCTCGATGCGCTGGACTGCTGAAGTTGTCCATGCCAACGTTCTCAACCGTGGTTTTGATACCAACTACGCAATCGGCGACGGCGCTGCATTGTTTTCGGCTTCTCACCCTACTTTGTCGGGTAACCAGTCGAACTTGCTAACCGCTGCCGACTTGTCGGAAACTTCGCTTGAAGATGCTGCGAAAGCAACATGGCGCTTGAAGTCAAACCGTGGGGCCGCAATCAACAGCGGCATCAAGCGTTTGATTATCACGCCTGAAGATGCTTTCAACGCAACGCGCATCCTTAACTCGGTGCTGCGTCCTTCAACGCCAAACAACGACATCAACGCACTTAACGCTATGGGTATCGTGCCTGACGTGGTGGTCAACAAATTCCTGACTGACACCGATGCATGGTTTATCCAGACTGACGTTATGGACGGCCTCATGTCGATGTGGCGCAACGATGCTACGCTGGAGCAGGACAACGACTTCGATACGAAGAACGCTCGCGCTTCCAGCTACATTCGCTTTGCCACTGGCGTGGGTGACTGGCGTGGAGCGTTCGGAAATCAGGGGGCATAGCACTCCAATAACCAACACCCCCGCTGGCTAATGTCGGCGGGGGATTTGGAGAACAAGATGAACCCGCAAACAAGGCCAATTGGATATTTCTCCGGGAAAAGTCTCGGAAGCTGTCAACGGTGCGGGCAGACTAAATTCACGTCGCAAATCAGCAAGGAATGGTCTGGCTTAAGCGTGTGCACGAATTGCTTTGACCCAAGGCCACCACAATTATCGCCGCCGAATATATATCCTGAAGGCCTAAATGTTCCCAATCCGGCCCCTTATTTAGGGGAAATATTTATAGACCCAATTTTAGCACCAGTGCTGCCCGAGGATTTGTGATGACCGCATTATTCCAGCCAACCCCATTTCAGCCGCCGATGCAAGGCGCTGACATACTTTGGGTGGATGCTAAAAATTGCACCAATCTCTTTGTGCGTCTGCGCGCCATCAGCGCAGGCCTTGCGTATAGCACGAACATCATCCTCACTAAGTTTCGCAGTTGGTCTTTCCGCCCCTCTTGGGAACCTAGTCCGCGAAACTCCATCTCGCATATTCTGTTTGTGCGTCCCAATCGAAAGATGTTCGATGTTAATGCAGGGTGGATTGTCGCAGGAATGCATGACAACCAACCCGCTCGGTATATCACCTTTAAGACACTCCCACATAGCCCTGTGGGCGATGGCGCTGCCCTCAGTGGTGCTAATCATGCCATAGCCCTTTCGGTTTTTAGCGCCGACCCATTCCAAGCAGCCGTTATCGCGTTCAACCGCTTTTTCAAGAAGCTTACAAAGCTTGGAACAGAATCGGGCATTGGCAATCCCAAAGAACTTGCAGCCGCAGTTTTTACATCTCTTTTCGGTCGGGGATTGGTTAAGATATGGCATAACCAAACGTATAGCGGGCAAGGTATCCCGCGTCAAGGAGATGTCACTTGACGACTTCCGGCGTAATCTCATCGACAATGACGGCAGGCGAGATGATGACCTATGCCATGCAGGAATTGGGCGTATTAGGCGCAGGCGAGACACCGACCGGCGAAGAATATGAAGCGATGATACCGCGCCTGAACTTCATGCTGAAAACATGGCAGGCCAAGGGCTGCAACCTATGGCGCGCAACGACCGGAACGGTTGTTATCCCTGCCGATGATGCGTCCGGTGCGCTTGACCCAAGGATTATCGATATACAGGCGGCGCGTGTCGTGACCGGCACTAATGAAATTCAGATGCAGCAATTGGGCAATGGCGAATATCGGCAATATCCCAACAAGGCGCAAAGCGGGCGGCCTATCGTTTATTATCTCGATAAGCAGCGCGATGTGGTGAACCTTTATGTCTGGCCTGTGCCGACTGTGGATACCACTATCAAGATTGATTATGCGCGGGTTATTGAGGATGTGACGACCACAACCGAAACGCTCGATATACCGCAGCAATGGATTGAAACCACATATGTCTGCTTGGCGGCTCGGTGCATCAATCTGTTTGGCGCGACACGGCTTGACCCTAATACAGCGGCGGAAGTCAAACAGCGTGCGGCTGAAATGGAAGCGGAATTACTAGATATGGACCGGCCATTGTCGGTCATGTTCGGGAGCGCGGTTAGCGCACAGTATTTTTAGGAGGCTTTATGACTGACTCACGTTATTACAAGTTTGACAGCGGCGGCGACCCTATATCGATTTCACGGCCACTTCCCGTTGCATCATCGCCCCTGCCGACAAACAGCGTTGGCACACAGGCCACGTCTATCAAAGCATCATCGGGTAACGTGGCTAATACTTCGGGTGTTGCTACACTCGCGGGCGTGGCGGCACAGACAACCTATATCACCGGCTTTGATGTTACGGGTTCGGGAGCAACGGCGGCATCTGTTGTCAGCGTGACCGTTGCCGGTCTTTTGGGCGGCACGGCCACTTATACGCTTTCTGTTGTTGCTGGTGCTACCGTGGGCAATGCGCCGCTGATAGCACGGTTTGACCCGCCCCTTCCTGCATCGGCTGTGAATACCGCGATTGTCGTGACCTGCCCTGCATTGGGGGCGGGCAATACCAATAACACCGTCAACGCTTATGGATATTATATCTAGGGGATAACTTATGGGCATGACGACAGCGGGTGGTAACGGGCTACTCCAACTCATTTTCAACAATGTGGATTGGGCGAATGTTGGTGACGCGGCGGGCTTGCAAAATAGCGCAGCGGCTGGCAGTTTCTACGTTTCGCTACATACGGCAACGCCGGGGGTCGGGGGAAGCCAGACCACAAACGAGGTCGCTTATACCGGATATGCGCGGGTGGCCGTTGCCCGCACGGCAGGGGGTTGGACGGTCGCTGGATTGAACGTATCGAACGCTGCTCTGGTTACGTTCCCTGTTGTCACGGCTAGCCCCGGCGCGCCCGTCCTGTTTTTCGGATTAGGCTCTGCGGCAAGTGGTGCAGGTAACTTGCAATTCATCGGTTCGACAGCCAGCTATCAGCCCGCAATATCCAATGCGCCTGAGTTTGCAATTGGGGCCTTGGATGTGGACCTGACCTGATGCTGTTACTAACTACCACATCTGACATTGTGCGGCTGATAACGGGCAGCGCGGCGGACGTTGACGTTTATGTGTCCTATGTCGATTTGAACGGAACAACGGTAACTCCGGGCAAGCAGGCAACACCAGCTATTACGACCGCGACGACGACAACGATTTGCGCGGCTCCGGGGGCATCGACAACGCGCAATATCAAATATATCAACATCACGAACAACAGTTCCAGCGTATCAACCATTGTAGATGTCGAGTTTTTCGACGGCACAAACCCGACTGAACTACGCGCTGTTACCTTGCTGCCGGGTGAAAATCTGGCGATGACAGACGATAGCGAATGGCACCACCGCGACGCGCAAAATGCGGAATATGGCTATACTGTCCCGTCTAATGGCAATCTCGGCATAACCAACACAATCGCCGAGACTATCCCTCGCCATATTTGCCCTGAAGTCAACACGACTGCGCCAGCAAGTGGCACCTTGGCCATGATGGCGATTTATCTGACAGCGGGACAATTGGTAAGCAATATCACGATGTCGAGTGCGACAACGGCGGCAGGCACCCCGACAAACTATTTCTTTGCGCTGTATGACGCCAACCGAAACTTGCTGGCACAATCAGCAAACCAGACGACAACCGCATGGGCGGCAAATACGGTCAAAACGCTGGCAATGACCACGGCTTACCGCGTCCCTACGTCCGGGCTTTATTACATCGGTTATTTCATGACGGCGACCACGGTTGCGACGTTAAAGGGCGGCACGGCGCGCACTGGCGGGCAGTTGGCTAACGCGGCTCCGATCATCTACGGAACGTCAACAACCGGCCTGACAACAGCGCTTCCTAATCCGGCTGCGGCAATCACAGGGACAACTGCGAGCCTTTACGCAGCGGTAAGCTAATGCTGGGCTGGTTCGATCCGCAGTTAGTAGCGGTTGCATGGTTTGACCATCAGCTACAGCCATTAGCGTGGTTTGACAAAGACTATACAAATACCGCGTCGGCGGCAACGCTTACCGGGACGTGCACGGTTTCATTTGCGGGCGCTGGCACCTTAGCAGGGCGCGGGCAGCTAACGGCGACAGCAACGGCCATATTCGCGCCCACAGCCACGCTAAGCGGCAAAGGGCAAGTAACAGGGGCGGCAACGGTCACATTTACCCCAAGCGCCGCTATAGGCGGCAAAGGGGCTTTGTCAGGTTCCGCACCTGTTGCGTTTACGCCTACGGGGACTTTATCCGGCAGGGGTCAATTAACCGGCACAGCGCCGGTATCATTTACGCCTACAGGGACAATCACTGGACGCGGCGCATTAACCGGCACGTCAAACGCTGATTTTGCGCTTTCGGCAACACTCGGTGGCAAAGGCCAGATTAGCGGTGCCATAGGTGTTAGTTTCTCCCTGACGGGCGTTTTGTCATCGCCCGCCACGCTTGAGGGTGCCGCTACAGTCACGACAACCGTAAGCGGGACACTATCTGGCGTGGGGTTGATGCAAGGCGCAGGCGTTGTTCAATTCAGCATTAGCGGCGTACTGACTCTGCCTGCCAGCACATGGATAATAACGCCAGACGCTCAGCCGGTGTCGATCACATTAACCCAGTCTTTAGTTTCCGATAGCTTTGTGCTAACACCAGCAAGTGCACCGGCAAGCTTATCGGTTGCTCCAGACGCGGCGGCATCGCCTGTTACGCTAACCCCTGAAACCGTAGCCGATGTCTGGGCAATAACATGAGTGTGGCACCATTTGGAACGCAGCAATATCGCAGATATGACCTGCCGGTTATCAATCTGGTTAATATGTATGCGGAGCGGTCCCCTGCATCACGGGCGGGTGATGTGCTATTGCCGCGCCCTGCATTGTCCAGTTATACAACGGTCGGCAATGGCCCTATTCGCGGCATATATCAGCAAGACGGCGCTTTAGACGGCGTTCTGTTTGTTGTTTCAGGTTCCGGATTATATGCAGGCTCTACGTTGCTAGGTTTGATACCTGGCAGCGGTAAAGTGTCCATGACAGCAAGCGCCACTCAATTGCTTATAGCAAGCGGGACCGGCTTATATCTAACCGATGGCGCAACGCTTACAACCGTGACATTTCCAGACAGCGCGGGCGTCACCACGGTTGCTTATATCAACGGCTACTTCCTCGCTACGCGCACGGACACCCAACGCTTTTACTGGTCTGCAATTCTTGACGGTTCGTCATGGGATGCACTTGATTTTGCCAGCGCGGAACGAACGCCGGATGACCTAGTTGCGGTTTGGATTGTGTCTGACCAGCTATGGCTATTTGGCAAGGTATCGACCGAAATATGGGTGACAACGGGCGATCTGGATATTCCGTTCCAGCGCGTTGACGGGCGTTTGTTCGATGTGGGATGCATCAACAAGGACACGATTGCCAAGCTGGACAACACTATCCTTTGGGAAGGTAACGACTTCAAGGTATATCGCGGTGACAGTGTGCCAATGCGCGTTTCCAACTTTTCTGTTGAGGAATCAACGCAGGCCAGCTCTACAACGAGCGCGTGGACATATCCTTGGCAGGGCAACCTGTTTTATGCGCTGGCAACATCACGCGGGACGCAAGTTCTAAATATAGCAAGCGGTGAATGGCACGAACAAGCAAGCTATGACCGCACAAACTGGCGCGCGAATGTTGGCGTGTTTACCAACGGCATTGTGTTGGCTGGAGATGATGAGGACGGTCAGATATGGGAACTAGTCGATGATGAGTATTCGGACAACGGCGTAACAATCGAGCGCCGCTGGACCATGATGATTGACGAAGCCACCTTTGTCGATAATGTTATGCTTGATGCCAGCACAGGCCGTGAACCTGCTTTAGGCGTCGAGCCTTTGGTTGAATGCCGCATGTCGCGTGACGGCGGGGAAACATACGGGGGATATAGGCAGGCGAGTATCGGTCAGCGCGGTGACTTTCGCAAGCGTATTGTCTGGAAACGGTGGGGTATGGTTGACGATGAAGGGGCTGTTTTTGACTTCCGCATAACCGATGCAACGCCTTGGCGTGTGTCATCTATTCGCGTCAATGAACCACTTGGCGGACGTGGGCGCAGGTCTAACGGCTAATGGCTATTAAACTTCCACGGCTTCCCAACAACCAGCAGTTAGTTGATGGGAACGGTTATCCTACAACGGTTTTTCAACTTTGGTGGGACCAAGTAGCAACGCAAGTTGAAACATCAATCAACGGCATCATCCTTGCACTGGAAGCCGCTGATATAGCACTGGCCGCTGCGGACGCTGCACAGACTGCTGCTGATAATGCAGATGCAGCGGCGGTGTCGGCACAAACGGCGGCGGATGATGTTACGTCCGCATCATCATTGGCTAATAGCTATGTAACCGGATTAACCGTTACGGCAACAGATGCGGGCGCTGATGTAACGATAGCCATATCAGCGCACACTCGTGTTTATGGCGACGGAACAAGCGTTGCCGTCACGGGTGGAAACTTGACCGCACAGCCTTATTCTACAACTATCTATATTTACTATGACCAAGCCTCGCGGGCAGGCGGTGCCGTTACTTATGTGGCCACCACTAACATTGACAACGTAGCCCAATTGAACGACCGGCATAGCGTTGCCAATGTCATAACCCCTGCTGCTGCTGCGCCTCCCAATAACGGCGGTGGCGTCCGCCCGCCCGGTGGAAGCTTTATTGAACCATAAGGCTTGCAATCTGCCTAATAATTAGGCAATAAGGGTTTAGCAGAACGTCCGGTATCGGATTATCCAGAGAGACGTTCATTGCGCCACGATGCTAATCTAAAATCATGTAGGGCTTGCAACGAAGCTAAGCCAGTCATTGCATTCGCATTCAGCCCGCGTCATAGGGACCGCTTGAGTTCAATGTGCAGGCCTTGCACCAATGGCAAGCAACGAGAATTTAGGTCGCGCAACCCCGAGGATACCGCGCTCAAGAGCAGAGAATATCGCTCTAAAAATATTGAAAAAGCCCGCGCCTATTCTAAAAAATGGGGCGAGAACAATAAGGAATCTCGACGCGGCACATTGGTCCGTCGCCGTGCCGCTGACCCAAAGGGCGAATGGTCAAAAACAACATTGGCTAATTGTAAGGCTCGTGCATTAAAAGCAAAAATTCCATTTTCGATAACATCTGCTGATATTTTGCCTCTTTGCGTTGATTTTTGCCCAGCCTTAGGATTTAAACTAAACTATCCAGTTGAATGCATTTCTGGGGCAGGACCAATGGCAGACAGCCCTAGCTTGGATAGGATTATCCCGTCATTAGGATATACCGTCGGTAATATTGTCGTTATCTCAAAAATGGCAAATTGCATAAAACAAGACGCTAATGCTTATCAAATTGCAGCCGTAGCTAAGTGGCTGGAGGGCTTGGAGTGAGGAACTTTTTACGCATCGCCGAGGGAATAGAAACAATGCCTGTTTTGGCATCCCTTGCTGCGCGTCCAGACTTGTGGAACGCAAACCCTTTACGCACGGAATATCCTGACACCCCGCACTGCGAAGCCGACGACATCTGGCTACGCTTCAACGAAATGCCGGATGACCCTGCGGACGTAATCAACGACATTCAAACGCACCCTTATCCCGCATGGCATGAATTGCCCGTCAAAGATATGGTGCTAAACCTTATGCGCGCAGTCGGTGGAACGCAACTAGGCCGCGTCCTGATTACACGCCTTGCACCCGGAGCGCAGATTTACCCGCATAAGGACGAAGGTGCTCCTGCAACATTCTTTACCCGCTATCAGATAATGCTGCAATGCAATCCCGGCGTCCAATTCAACTGCGGTGATGAAAGCGTATCGATGAAAAGCGGCGACGTGTGGTGGTTTGAAAATGGCGAAACGCATTCGGTCATCAACAACAGCAATGACGATAGGCTGGTTATAATCGCGGATATACGGACGTGCTGACGGCCCATATCGAAAGCCTCACCGAACGGTTAGAGGAAATGAAGCCGTTCTTTCCCCTTCATTGGGAAGAACTTGCGCTTAACCAAAAACAAGTCCCGCTAGACCCGCAATACGACATCTACCTTGACCGTGACGCAGCGGGGCAGGTGTTGCTTGTGACGCTTCGCAATGCTGGCGAGATGGTGGGTTATTTTGTTGGATTCGTCGCGCCGGGTCTGCACTATCAAACATGCCTCACCCTAACGATGGATATTTTCTACGTATTGCCCGAACATCGCGGTTCGGGTGGTGGATTTGTATTATTCGCAGCGGTTGAAAAGGAAGCCAAAAGGCGGGGAGTTGAACGTATGTTTGTCGGTAGCAAATGCCATAAGGATGCGTCATTCCTTTTTGAGAAATTGGGGTACGAAGAAGTGGAGCGATATTACAGCGCATATTGGGGTAAAAACTGATGGCGTTTCTCAACCTTACTGGCCATCGCTTTGGACGACTGACTGTGACTGGCTTGTCGGAGCGTTCCAGTAGCAAGCGCACATATTGGAATTGCGTCTGTGATTGCGGCGGAAAGACCGAACCCCGCGCAGATGCCCTTCGCAATAAGGACGGCCCAGGTTCTGTTCGGTCTTGCGGTTGCCTTCAAAAAGAAAAAGCCGCCGCGTCTGGCAGGGCGTCACGCAGGCACGATTATTGTGGAACGCGAATTTATGATTCGTGGTGCCACATGATCGGCAGGTGCTACAATCCCAAAAACGGGCGCTATGCGGATTATGGCGGGCGCGGTGTTACCGTCTGCGATAGGTGGCGTGAAAACTTTCTGAATTTCTTGGAAGATATGGGGGAAATGCCAGAAGGCATGACCATCGAACGCCAAGACAATGACTTGCCGTATAGCAAGGAAAATTGCGTGTGGGCGGACTACACGCAGCAAAATCGTAATCGGCGCAATTCGATTTACGTAGCAACCGAGATTGGGGCTTTCCCTTTACAGGAGTATGCAGAAATGAGGGGCTTAACTTACTATAAAGCCTTGCGTTTGGTTAATAACGGAGTTGTGCCATCGTGCCGTCCGTTTGCGGAGTCAAGACCATAGTCGCGGTCGCCATCGTCGGTTCCGCCGTTGTCGGCGGGGCTGTGTCCATGAACGCTTCCAAAAAGGCGCGCAAGGCTGCGAAGAACGCGCAGACGACAAACAACGCGCTAGAAGAACGCATCCGCGCCGACAACCAGGCTGCGTTGCAGCCCTACATCAACGCTGGCCTTGGGCCGACTGAGGCCATTGCCGCGCTGAACGGATTTGGCGGCGCAGACGCACAGGCAAAACAGCGCGCCGCGTTTGAGCAATTTCGCAGCAATACAGGCTACGCAGACCAGTTTGCAGAAGGCTCGCGGGCGGTCGATACGGCTTATGCCAGCAAAGGGCTACTGGATAGTGGCGCGGCGCGGAAGGCACAAATCCGCTACGGCACGATGCAGGCGGATAAATCATTCGGTGATTATTATTCGCGGCTGGTTGGACAGCAGCAGATCGGGAGCGGGGCAGCGGGTGCATTGACCGGAGTAAACAACACATTCGTCAACGGCGTGACTGGCAACAACAATGCCTATGCAGGCGCGGCAGGCAATGCGGCGCTTTCAAACGCGGCAAACATCAACGGCATCATCGGTGCTGGCTTGTCGGCATATTCCTACAACAAGGGCATGAGTTCGTCTTATGGCACGGCTAATGTGGGTGGCGGTTCAGCAAGCTATGCGCCAGCGCCTAATTTCAACAACTGGAATGGACGCTACTAATGGTAAATTGGGCGTTAAATCAAATCCCCGACTTCACGCAAGCCGCGTTAGCTGCGGAGGATGCAGGCCGTCGCCGTGGCCGTCAAAAGCGCACGGAAGGCGTGTTGGCAACATTCGGCCAAGACCCTGATGCTGCTATCGAACAGGCTTACGCTTTCGATCCCGAACTAGGCGATAAGCTATCATCGCGCCGCCGTGACAGGCAGGTGCAGGAACTTATCCCGCAAGTGATGGGCGGGGGGATGCCGCAGGGTATGCCACAAGATGGTGGTTTTCAGATGCCTGCACAGAACGGCGTCCAGTTGAACAGCGAAGCGTTGCAAAAACTATTCCTGATAGACCCCGAAAAGGCAAACCAGATTAGCGCGTTTGCATCGAAGGCGCGCAAGGAAGAACTTGACCGCGTGGGCGAGCATGGGAAACTGAAGGCTAAGGCAGCGTTTTATCTTTCCCGCTTTCCGGCAGGGGAAGAACGCCAGCGGGCATTCCAGCAAATGAAGCCGCAGCTTATGCAAAGCGGTTTTAGTGAGCAGGACTTGGCGGGTGCACGGCTTGATGACCAATCGCTAAAGATGGACCAAGCTTTTGGAATGTCGGTTGCGGAACTGGCAGACGAAGCCCGGGTTAAGTGGGTGCCAGTCGGTGAGCGTGGCTTGGCTGCATTTGACGCGCAAGGCAATCCGGTCGGCGCTGACAATCCTTTCAATGCAGGCACACAAAACGCAGCAGGTGGCGACCTAGAAGCACAAGCGGCTGCGGCTATCGCGGCGGGTGCTGACCCTGTTGCTGTCCGCGCACGTATGCAGGAGTTAGGAGGTCAGGGCGCAAGCCCTGCCACCTTTCCGGGGCAGTAAGTTGGACGCGCTTACAGCAAGCGTTGAAAGCGGCAATCGTGATTATGCCAATGGCCGTGCTGTGACTTCGCCAAAGGGCGCAAAGTTTGCAATGCAGGTGATGCCTGAAACAGCGCGTGACCCCGGTTTTGGGCTACGCCCTGCTAACCCTAATAATGCAGCGGATATGAACCGCCTTGGCCGTGAATATCGCGCAGAAATGCAATCACGCTATGGTGGCGATTTACGCAAGATGTGGGCGGCATACAACGCGGGACCGGGCGCGGTTGACAAGGCCATAAAAGAGCATGGCTCAAACTGGCTTGCTAATATGCCTGCCGAAACGCGCAACTATGTCCGCAAACTTATATCAAAGGCACAACGATAATGGGACCGTTTGACGACCTTATTCCCACAGGAAAAGCCCCTGCACAGCGCGGATATATTCCGGGCATTGCGGACCCGTATAAAGCAAGCGAAGAAGCGCGCAAAATCGAGGAGGAGCGCAGGAAGGCCGCAAAGGAAGCCCGTGACGCTATTAAAGACGCTGCGTCTGATGAAAAAGATGCAATCATTATCGCTAAGGGAAAGAAGGAACTTGAAGATGGTGATGTTGCGACTGCTGTTGGTGAAGAACGGAAAGCTTCATCATTCTTACTGCGCGCTCTAGGCTCTAATGACAGTTACGAAGCGCAAGACATAGGGCCACGCTCACTTGCCGGGCAGGCATTTTCAGACATTGCTCCTAATGCTCTTAATAGCCTTCCTTCATGGGCCGGAAATAGCCCCGAAAGACAAGTTGCGGATACGAACCAAGATGAATTTATAGCAGCATCGCTTCGGCAGGATTCGGGTGCGGCTATCCCGCCTGAAGAAATGACACGCCAGCGACGGATTTACTTCCCTATGCCCGGTGATGGTCCTGAAGTTATAGCGGCCAAAAAGCAAGCCCGATTGCGCGCCATTGAGGGTTTGAAGCAATCTTCTGGTAAACTTCTTGATGAAACCGAGAAGCGTTATCAGGCGATGAAAACAGACACGCAGCTTATGGCGCTTGGTATCACCATTGACCCCGCCCAAATGCAGGACGGCGTGATTATCAATCCTGCACCTAACACCCCGAACATGACGGGTGGCGTTCCTACAGGCACAGACGTCCGGCTAGGTATTGAAGGTGATGCAGGCGGGTTTGACCGCACGGCGTATCTTGCCAACATCGGACTGGACCCGAACAAGGAAGCTACATTGATGGCTGGCCTTAACGCGATAACGGGCAACCCTGAATTAACCGCCGATGATATGATAAAGGTCTATGCGGACCTTGGCGCGCCTTTGCCTAATGCAGCAGATTTTCAGCAGCAACTTGAATATGCCCGCAAGGGCTATCGCTTTGGTCCGGTCGATAGTTCAGTTGCGGAAGCCGACTATAATAAACAGGTGGCAGATGAAGCCGCTGCGATGGATGCTGGACTAGGTGAGGCTGGTTTAAGCGAATTGTCACAGCAAGGCATGATGATTGGTCTTGGCGATGAGGCGGCGGGCGTCGGTCGCGGGCTTTCAAGGCTCCTACAGGGCGAAAACCCTATCGAGGGTTACAGACTAGGCCGCGATGCCCAAAGGCTGCGTCTGGACCAAGCGCGGGAGCGTGAAGGCGTATTGGGAACGGCTGCTGAAATAGCGGGCGGGGGTGCATCGTTTGGCACGGCTGCCTTAACATCGACCGTCCCACAAACAACGCGCCAGTTAGTCAATTCCGGTGCGCTGCAAGGTGCTTTGTCTGGCTTTGGCTATGGCGAAGGCGCAGGCGGTAGTGCTGTTGGAACGGTGGCCGGTGCCGCATTAGGCGCGGGCGCTACGTTTGGCCTGACCAAAGGCGCGCAGCTTGTCGGCTCGCGTATCGGTCGCAAGGCAACTGCTGAGGCGGTTGATACTGCGCGGGCGGCTAATGAGGAAGGTTTAGTCCTGCCCCGTGCGATACTTGACCCCAAGGCCGGTGTAAGGGCTACTGCGCTCGATAGCACTATGGCAGGCCGTCCGGTTATCGACAGGACCATGAAGGGCGTTGCTGACGCTGTGGCAGGCCGTGCGGGCAATCTATCGGCGGGTAATGTTATTCCTGATGGCGAAAACGTGGGCAATCTTGTTCGCACCGCTGCGGAACGGTCAATCAAAGACAGCGGAAAAGCCGCTACCCGTGCTTACGACAAGGCTGAAAACCTAGCAGGTAACGCCAAGGTCGCACCTACCAATGCGCTTGCTTCTATCAAGGGTGCTATTGGAGATTTGACGGAAACGGCAGGATTAAACAGCCCTGAAATAAACTTTCTGAAAACGCTGGAAACGGACTTTTCAAAAGACTTGTCGGTAGGTGCATTGCGCCGCGCTCGCACAAAGATGCGTAAGCTTATCAGTAAAGGCGAGTTGACCTTTGGCGAAAGCGAAGCGCGGGTTTTGGGCATCATGGACGCTGCGGCAGATGATATTCGTGCAGGGCTTTCATCGCAGGGTAAAGCAGATGCAGCCCGTGCGTTTGACGTTGCTGACAAGGGCTACCGTGAGCGGATGGACTTTATCAACGGCACTTTGCAGAAACTTATCGGGCGCAGGCAGGATAATCTTGCAGGCGAAACTATTGCCAGAAAACTAACCGCCATGCGCGGCAAGGGTGGCGACGCGGAAGGGCTTCGCAAATTCTTTAATACGCTTGCACCGAATGAAAAGGCGGACATTGCTGCGACCGTAGCCGATAGTTTGGGCAAGAATACGAAGGGCGAATTTTCGCTGGCCTATCTTGCAAAGAATATCGAAAACATACCTGCCAGCACAAGGGCAACGATATTCGGCGCGGATGGTGCAAAATCACTGGCCAACCTGAAAACCATTGCAACGGCATTTGACAAGGTAAAGCGCAATACCAGCAACACGGGCTTGGGCAATGACTGGCGTTCTATTCTAACAAGTGTTGGCGTCGGTGGTGGCGGCACGGCTGTCCTTGGCGGTGGGGTTAGTGGGACTGCCCTTGCGGCTGGCGTGGCTGCTGGTGGCGCAAAGCTTGGTCGTGACTATATTTCTGCCCGGATGGCAATGTCGCCCAAGTTTCAACGCTGGCTTTCAAAGGCAGTAATTGCACGGACACCTCAACAGATTGCAGACAGTATGCGTGGGCTAAACCGTATCGCGGCGACTGAGCCTGCTATCGGCGGCGAAGTAAACGCGTTGAGCAATTATCTATTGCAGGCGGCGAACGACACTGGACCTATGGCGGCGGCGGCAAATAGTGACCGGAAAGAACCTTGATGACCCAATCGAACTGCCAAAACAACAAGGGAACGCCGACAATCCAGCGCAGTTTTTTCATGCGTTTATTTACCAACGGAAAGCACAATAAGCAATGACCTACCTACCAATGCCTTTCGTTCCTGCGTTCAATACGCTTGGGGTTATTGCACCAGATGCAAACTTGAAGTTTTACCTGACAGAAACGACAACCCCTGCAAACGTATATTCCGACCCTGACCTAAGCGTATCACTTGGCGCAGTTGTCAACGCCGATGCCTTTGGACGATTCGTCGCAATATATCTTGACCCGGCTGTGGTTTATCGTGTCCGGCTAGAAACTTCTTTGGGGGGACTTATTCAAGAGGCCGATGGCATAGGGGGCAATAATTTCGCAACCGACATATTCTTTTTGCAAGCCGGGCCCGGTGCAGACCTAAGAACAGTGCAATCAAGGCTGCGTGATTTTGTTAGCGTTATGGATTTCATCCCGCCTGCCCAAGAAGCGGCTATTCGCGCCGGAACCAGCACCTATGATTGCACCGCCGATATTCAGGCGGCAATTGATAGCATATCCGAAACTCTAGGCGGTTCGGGCGGCATCGTTTATTTCCCGATAGGGCTTTACAATATCACAGCGCCTATCGTTCAGGGTAATTGGGTTTCATTGCGCGGCGCTGGACGTGGCAGTCAGGTATGGGCAAAAACTGGCTTTAGCGGGACTGAAATGGTGACGGTTGTTGATGGCACATCAGCTATGTTCAGTATTTCAATTGAAGATATGTTTTTTGACGGAAAGAGTCGCGTCGATAATATCATAAATGCGTATGCTTGGCAGGAAAACGGCGGGATGCGTAGGTGCATCATGCAGGGCTTCAATGTCAACGGCGTTCTTATCCAGCGCGGCGACGGGGGCGCGGCATGGACGAAAATCGAAGACTGCGAGATATTTGGCACAAGCACGACCGCTCAATATGGCATCCGGGTTGACCAAGTTTCCGCGGTCGGAAGCTTCATGCTTCACATTTCCGGCGCTACTATTACCGGAGAAAGTGGGAATGTTCTTCCTGCTGCGATTTACTGCCGCAAGGACAGTTTGACCGTAGAGACGTTGCATGTTGAATATACCGATTATGCAATGTTGATTGAGGGTGTGGGCAGCCACATTATTGATGGCGTAACAGGCGGCCCCGGCGTCGTAAGATTGTTGGCCGTTGATAGCGGTTTCACAGGCACAATCGCAGCGCGTGGGCTTAACCCTAATACTGCAACCAGCTTTGTAGTGGAAAATCTTGTGACCGGCGAGAATGTCGCGGTGGCAGAAGGCGTAATCACTGAATACACCTATCCGAATTACAACTTTGAAGCCGCATTGACCGCGCAGATTGCCAACGTCACCGGTAACGGCACAAGCTATACCGTTCTATTTCCGCAAACCCGCGACATCGGGGGGTGGTATAATCCGGCGACGGGCATTGCTACTGCACCGAAGTCAGGTAAATATGAGTTCAGCGCGTTTCTTGGGTTGAATGTAACAGCGGGCGTTACGTCCATGAACATTGCCTTAGTCACGACTGGCAAGACATTCATTCTGTTTCGTGGAACAACCGATGGCATACGAACAAGTGGTGGACTTGTCACAATCGGAGGTTCAGTCACGGCTAATCTGGCGTTTGGCGAAACGGCGCGTATTGTCATAACTGCTACTGGCCTTGGTGCCGACACCATCGACATTGAAGCCAATGAAAGCATTTTCACTGGTGCGTATCTCTACCGATGACCGTTCAAGACATACTCGACCAGCAGAGAAAGGAGAAGTAACATGAAACCAGTATATAAAATCCCGGTAAGTCTTGAAATGAGCGGTGGCCAAAGCCCGCCACCCCCGGCTGAGCCTAGAAAGCCCAAACCGGCAAGGCCGACGAAATAATGTTCACGCCTTTGATGCTTCTATACATCGCGGCCATGTATTGCCTGAGAAAAGGCAGTCATGGCCGCGTGATCGACGCACTGGCGGCAAATTGGGCAGTCAATCAAATCATCGTGATGAGCAACGCGGGTTATCCGGACTTGCCGTTGTTCATCGCGGTGGACTTTATCACAGGGCTTTATCTGGCCACTTGGGAAGGGGGCAAAGCCGCAAGGCGGGCGTCTTCTGTATTTATCGCCATGATAGCCATGAACGCGGCTGCATACGTCAACGGGAGTCCTGTTCCGGCGTGGCACCATAGCGCGTTGTTTGCGCTAGCATGGCTGCAATTAGGGGTGGTCGGGGCAATGGACGATGGAATTAGAAAAGCTTTGGATACTGCCCTTCGCGGCATTCGCCATCCAATATCTAGCGCGGTATATATTTTCAGGGGTCACAAATGAGCGAGCGAAATCTAAGCGACGGGGACGTGGCAGCGATTGTTGACGCGCTCGAGGTCAGGCTGACTGACAAGTTCTATCGGGATTTAGGCAAGGGGCTGTGGGGCCTTGTGTGGAAAGTGCTGATCGGCGCGCTGCTGTTCGTCGCGTCCTATGGCGCGCTTAAATATGGGGGCAAATCATAATGAACTCCAAACCTATTTTTGATGCCGTCCGCACGATTGCGGGGCCGCTCGCACAAGCCGATGTCGATTTGCTGAATACGGCAATTGTCGCGGCACAGCATGGCGATGCGCTGGTAAAATCCGGCGTTCGAGAAATCGGCGCTGCGGGCCTTGCTCTTATCAAGCAATTCGAGGGCTTGCGGCTGACCGCCTATCTCTGCCCCGCAAGGGTCTGGACCATCGGTTACGGTTCTACCGGGCCGCACGTCAAGTCGGGAATGACTATCAGCGAGGCGGATGCTGAAAAGCTGTTGCGCGACGATCTGGACCGCTTTGAAGCCAGTGTTGCGAAGTCGGCCCCCAATGCCACACAAAACCAGTTTGACGCGATGGTGAGCCTTGCGTTCAATATCGGCACAGCGGGCTTTGAACGATCATCGGTTTTGAAGCGATTGCTTGAGGGCAATTTGCGCGGCGCGGCGGATGCTTTCCTTATGTGGAACAAGGCTGGTGGGCAAGTGCTGGCCGGGTTGACCCGCCGCCGCGAGGCCGAGCGGAAGTTGTTTCTGTCATGACGGACTTTGTAAATCCCGACGCGAGCGACAAGCGCCGGACATGGGGGCTGATATTGCTGGCCGGGGGCGGCATGGCCATGACGGGCTTTGCCTCGGTTGTCCTGTGGCTTGTTCGCGAAAATGCTGACTATGCGTTTTATCTCGGCCTGTGCGCAATGGCGCTGATCGGCGTAGTGCTTACCGGCTTTGCAGGGCTGCTTATGAAACGCACCATTCGCGCCACCATATTGGGCAATGAAATCGAAGTATCGGACCAAGGGATAGAGCAATGACATTCCTGATAGCCTTTTTTGCCCGCTCAAAGCTTCTACAGCCATTCGCGCGGCAACTGGCATGGGCAACCATCATCGTTGCTGTAATCGCGCTGTTCGCGCTCGTGGGGACGTGTTGGCTGGGCAAGCATGACAAGGCAGTGATTGAAGCGGATCGCAATGAATCGAACGTGAAGGTTCTCACCGACGCAATAGGCGACAATGAACGCGCCAACGATGTTTTGACCAAAGAGGAAAAGGAAAATGATGACCGTATTGAACAAGCGCGGGTTGATGCTGCTGGCAGCGACGATCCTCTTGCCGCTGGCCTCGACAGCTTGCGCGCCAAAAAGAATTGATCGCGTCCCTATACCGGCCAATCTGAAAACGTGTGAGGCCGAGACGGAGGCTCCTGCCTTGCCTGCGGTGGATTGGTCGAGTGTCGATACTGCCAAGCCGATTCAGTTCGTGCGCGACCAGATGACGCTTGCCTACGTGCTGGCGTTGGTCGCATCTGGCGGTGATTGCCGTGCTAAGGTGTCAGCTATTGCGGAATGGGATCGCTAATACTGACTTGCATCCCGCGCCGGATTCTGTATTGTTGCGAGTGACGCGGCGGCGCTTCATTGCGGCAATGTCGGCTTGAGAGTTTGGCTCGTAAACCCGGCCCGCGTCATCCGCTCTGAACGCGGCTAAACCGTGTAGTAGGAGCGACCCGGCCAGTCGTTTCGTCTGGCCCTTGTGTTCGGGTGCGGCAGTGACCGGTCAATGTCCGCATAGGCCAGAGGCGAAACGTAACAGACGTCCACGCCGCACCCGTCACTCCTGCCAAGCCAATAACGCCAGCCACATAAGCCCGAGCGCGCATATCCCGCCTATCGCATAGTGGTAGTGGCGGGGGATGTTCAAACGGTGCGCCCACGTGCAAGCGCAATATCGACCGCCTCGCCATAAGGCATCCTGTCCAGTTCGTTGAGTCTGGCAAGGGCGCTTTCGGCGGATAATTTCACGTTTACCCGAAACGTCATATGGTCAATGTTCTGATTTTCAAATTCGCGCGCCATTTCCTCCAGCGCCTCCCGCGCCACAGCAAGCGCCTCTGCTTGGGCTTCGGCATGGGAAGGGATGGCGTTGATTGCTGCGATAACCTCTTCGCTCCCACCCATGCGCCGCAACATGTATGCCGCAACGGCATCGGCGCGCTTTATTACATCTGTCATGCTATCCTCCTCCAGAGAGTGCTGCGGTGAATATTTCCATTGCCTTGTCTGCATAGTGTTTCGAATATGGTTCGGGCATGACATGTTCGATTGAACGTCGGACATTTTCACTCGTCGCATGGGCGATAACGGATGCGATGGCTGCTTGGGCGTCACTGCGAAAAAGCCTCTGAATGTGCATGGGGGCGTGATAAAAGTAGGTATTTTCCCACTTGCCATCATTGGCAAATAGCGCCAGCGCCACAGCCTCAATCAGTTTCGTGTCGGTCATGCTATTGCTCCTTTGCTGCGCGGATGGCTTGGGCGATGCACGCCGGATGGTTACCGAGTTCTGGCCTACCTTCGCCCCACGCTTCCGCAATCACAGCCGCCTGTTCGCGCTGTTCTCGGCGGGCTTGTTCTGCATGGTCGGCGAAGGCGGTGGCAAGAACCGACCGGACGCCTTGGCAGTTGGGGTATAGATACCGTGTTGCGAAATCCGTGGCCGCATCTCTGTCGGCCTGTGTAGGCGTTACCTTATCGGTCATGGATGTTCCGCCTTCGCTGCTAATACCTTCAGGTTGCTTACCATTTTCGTCGGCCCAAGAGCCTCCCCATCCTTCGGTCATGTCGGTTCCTTGTGTTTGAACGGTTGCCATGTATTGTTGGCATCGGGCTTCCCCTGTGTGAGTGCTGCGGCGATTGCATCAAACAATTCGTCAAACTCCAGAGGCTTATACATTGTCGGTCCGCCCCATGACCTCGCTTCCCGCAATCGGTCTGCTTCAATTTTCTTTCCCTGTTCGCGCACTTCGGCAATCACCGCATTGCGCATTGCATCGCTTGGGGGCTGTCGGAGGGCTGCGGCCAGTTTGTCAATCGTCCCAATCAATCGGTAAAGCGTGTTTTTGTTGACGCTTGCCATGTCATGCCCGCTGCCTTCTCTGGCATGGTCGCGCCACCTGTCCAGCGCTTCGGGGTCCATCACAAGATATTGGCTGTTGGTTGCCCAAATGTATGAAACAGGGTCAGCCAGTTCGCTATGCTGGCTCGGTGCGTTACGTCCACCAGCTAACGTGCGTATTGCGTCCATCTGTTCGCCGCTGATTTCGTCCGAATAATCGGGCTGGCTCGGTGCGGGGGTGGTGCGGGTGAGTGCAGCAAAAGTTTCAAGCATAGCGCGCTCACAATCAGAGCAACCGGCTTCCCAACCATCCGCCAAAACGGCCTCGGCCATTGATGTGTTCGCAATTAGCGGGTGTCGATAATAGGACGCCATAGCTTCCCTTGCCGCCTGCGTCACAGGCTCAATCGGTGTGGTGGCCATCATGCTTGCTCCAATACTGTTCCAGAGTTAGCGAAGCGAGGCTCGCGCCCAAACCATTGCTCCCTGCGAGTGACGTATTGGTCCCACGTATTAAGTTGTTGAACGAGATGCTCGGCCAGCAAAAAATCAGGCGTGTTGCTCCCGTTCTCTACGCTATGCCGATTGATTAGAGATTGTAATTCTGTGCGAAATGCAGATTCGTTTTTCATGTTGATTGCTCCTTATAGTGGTCGCCGCGTTCGATTGCGTCTGCGAGATCGAGCGAAATTTGACTATGGTCGAACGTCAGTTTCCCCGATGTGATAATTTCCCATGCTGCCGACAACCGGTTTCCAAAAACGGTTACAGTGAAAATGTGTTGTTTCCGCAGCCACGCAACAATCGCCTGTCTTTCTGTATTACCCATTATAGGGGGTCCCGCGAAGTCTGCGCTTCCGGCGCTTCGACATTGGCTTTCCGCTGTCGGTGTATTTCGCGTTCGGGTTCGGCGAATGAAGATCAAAGCCGTAATTGCTGGCGGAACCAAAGCCTATGCCCATCGACAATGCTGCGATTGCCGCGACGTTCTTAATGTTCATTGCTTGTCTCCTCTTGATGGCTGGATGCCTTTAGTGCGGCGATGCAGAGAGCGATTGCGAAGGTTCCAGGCGCGGCTTTTGAACACCCCTTGGCGTAGCGCCAATTCCCATTTATCAGCGCGCCTAATGTAGCAGCCCACTCCCATTGATACGCGCAAGGGCGGCGCTGTATGACATCAGTTATTACCCACCCTTCCGGCACAAGCGTCATTGCAGAGTCTATGCTGGTGGTGTAAGCGGGACCATAAAGCTGGCGAAACTCGGTGTCGAAAGGGTAGCCACGCACAATTTCAGATATGGCGGAATCTAACTCCCGCGAGCCCTCACTCGATTCCTGCAATCGTTGGATTAAATCATTCATGGCTGGTGTCCTGACTGTCTTTGGGCAAAGCCTGACGGTAAGCATCGGCCATCGCCTGCAATTCGCGGTCGGCATTTTCTCGCCAGTCCACCTTGTCGGCAAACCAATGCTTCCACGTGAATAGCAGAACCGCTGCTTGCTCGTCCTCGGCACGGCTTTTGATTGCCCACCCGCCAAGGCGAAGCACATTAGCTATATTGATGCACATATGGCATGGGCGTCCAAGGATTTCCACAAGGTCCGCGTCGGGCCGTTCTGGAAGCACGGAAGCGCCCATATCTTCGTTTCCATCAACCATTACTAGTTCCTTCGGTGCGGGTGTTCCAAGCGGTGATTGCGTGCGGCTTTGACAACAAGGTTCCGGTTGTCGGATAAATGTTGCAAAACCGCCTGCCGCTGTTGCCGTCGCACTTGGCGATGTAGAGGTTGTAGTCCCGGCCTTCGCCACAGTGCATATAGGCAGGCGAGCCGCAAAACGGACACGGCTTAAGTTCCTCACTCATGTTCTATCTCCTCTGGGGGTGGCGCGGGCAAGTCTTTTTCGTCCTCGGCAACCAATTCCTCTTGGAGGGCCAGATATTTACCAAGCCGCAAAAACGAGTCCGTTGTCATCGGCTTATTCGAAACGATATTCACCCATTGTTCTTTGCCTAGGGGCACTCGCATCGCGTAGGAGTTTTCATCTCTCACCATCATCCTTCTCCATTCTCTGCGTTAGGGATTGTGGGGGTGGTCATTTGCGATACGCACGGCGCGGTAAACCCCGCCACCCCATCACGCATTTCCGCTGGTATTTCAGGCGATGCACTGCGGCATATCTGCGGGATTGCGTGGTTATTGGTCATCCGACGCTGCCCGGCTTACATTTGAACGGGTCAGCGCGACCTGCCTTGAACACGGTGAAAGCCGGATAGGTCGCCGCCGTGTAGCCATCTTCCCCCATAAAACAGCACCGCGTGGCAAGGCCGAAATCAATCAGATCGTCCCGCGCAGATTTGCTTAAAACATTCCCGTCCCAAATCGGGCCTTGGTGCAAAAGCTGATTAAGCTGCTCCCGCTGTGCGCTGCTTAGGCCATCCCATACGATAGGAGCTGCACCGAAATAGCCATCATCTGTTTTCATGCGCTCACGAGCCGCAAGAACCTGCTTGCGGTCGCCTTTATTGTGAATGCCGTCACTCATCAAATTTCCCCTGCGGTAAAATGGGCGCAACCCGCGATGACCCATCACGCATTTCTGCGGATATTTCCGCCCCTCGTTCAATCGATACTGACGGGATTGCGTGCGTTTCAGGTGTGGCGCAACGCTTCACACGGGTGCGCTCCGTATGCCTATGAATGGCTGATGAAGCGCACAAATCCGTAGGAAATGCAAACGGCGATATTGCAAGGCTGCGGTAAAAGTGCGGTAAGGTGGTCATTTTGCCTCCGGCTTCGGCATGTCGAACGGGAAAAACATCGTGCATTCTCGATAGCCAAAAGTGCGCGTTAACTGGACCGTCGCTGGCAGAGGGTTTCTGCCGTCTATTTTCGCCTTGAAATAGAATAGCGCATTGCCGCCCTTATATTTCTCTATCGGTTGCCAAGTCATCGAAACCACCTTCTCCACCCTTTCGGCTCTGACACGATAGGAGCGGGAACGCGCTGTGTCCGCTTATAGCCGAGGCGATAGTTCCAGTTGTCCTGGCCGCGTGTTGCGATGCGGGCGGTCATTGCATTATTCCTGCGTCGATCAATTGTTCTTGGTAGCTTTTGGGATGCTTTTCGGGTAAGCCAAAGTCAGCGGCAACAGCGGCCCGACGCGATGGCAGGTGGCTATTCGCTGTCTTCAGCGCCCACAGAACGGCATTGAGTTCATGCTGCGTTTTTATAGTCGCAAATACCGTCACTTCGCCATTTCCGCATGAACGCAAAGCAAAGTCTTTTGGTAGCTTTTTTCGTTCCATCATCTATCTCCTGACTTGCCTTGTAACCCCTGCTGGCAAGCCTTTTTCGGGCAGGGCCGGGCTGAACTCTATGCCGCGAGGCTCATTGCCTCATCGACAATTGCTTTAGGTGCCGTGCCAGCCATGAAGCGGCCAACAAGCGGCGGTATTGCTGTCTGGACGAACGCCTCAAAAGCGGGCTGGTCCATTTTGGCAAACGATATGCTGCCGGGGATGAAATGCTTTTCACCCTTGCTATCGGTTACGACTTCACCCGTTCCGGTGGCCAGTTTGGCAAAGTGCATCGCGGCCTTTGTCGATATCGGCGGTTTGCTGTTTTCGCTGATCAGCTTGAGCATGACGAAAAACAGGCGATGATATTTGCCGTTGCGAACCTTTGTCGGCTTCAACTCGCATACCTCGCCAAGCTTGACGCCTGCAAAGTAATCGTTGGCTTCTTCGTTGAAAGGGACAAAGCCATCGAGTGCGCGGCGGTATAGTTGGCGGTCGCTCATATCCCCAGCCCCTCATTAACGCTAATCGTCCATTGCCAATCCGCTTCCCGAACAAGGTCGATGCCGTGCACCTTATGGAAAAGGTCCGCGCTGCCGAGTTGGTGAAAACTGTCTGCGTTATGCCTATGATGCCCCGCGCATAGCGGTACGACACGGCGATCATCCTTGGCCTGCAATCCCGTGCGGACGTGATGGATTTCCGCTGGTCCGTTGCATACCAGACACCCGACAGCAGCAACGCGGTTTAGGTGCGCTTTCTGCTTTGCTAAGCGGGGCTTGATGCGGCCAAATGGGCGAAGCTTTTCGAGCATCATGCGGCCTCCGCCAGCAGTTCATGCCTTGCCAATGTCCGCAACCGGCTGCGAACAGACGTGCGCGGCTTGCCGATAATGCGGGCGATATTGCAAATGTTCTCACCTTCCATACGAAGCCGCAAAATCACCGCGTCAATTTCAGGCGGGTATTTCTTCGATGTGCGGCAAAAATCGTTCGGGCCGACAATCCCATGTTCATAGCACCAATACTGGATAGTGTTGATGTTGACGCCGATTGCGTTGCTTATCTGCCCGTAAGACAGTCCGCGCAGGCGCATGGACTCAATGTCGGTCATGTCGATCATCCGGCGGCCAAAATCGGCATGGGCAGATATTTGGTTTCCAGTTCCCGCACCGCGTCATCGACCTCGGTAAGAAACGCGGCAACCTCGGTTTCCATTTCGCTTATCATCGCCCCATCGCGGGCGACGCGCTGGACGTGCAATTGCATCGGCTCGGGCAAGCGGGGATCGAAGCTGGCGAAGTCGCACCATAGCCGTCCAGTGCAAGCCATCTGCCATTGCATCTGCTTCACATATTTGCCGTCGATAGGGTCACCCCGCAGCGTAGCGATATGAGTTGCTGAGTTAGGGCACTTGATTTCAAGCAAACCCTCTGCACCGACAAGGCCATCTGGAGAAGCTCCTGACATGGCGATGCGGGGATGGTCAAAGAATCCACACTCGGCAACGTCGCTGTCAGTAAGCCACGCATAAGCTGCGCGGGCTTGCGGCTCAGTCTCGGTTCCCCATGCCATCGCGGCGTTGCTATAGCCCTCTGTAGGCTTGCCAGTGAGGCGCTCCGTGATAAGCTGCGCGGCATAGTTGGCGCGGCTTGCCGAATATCCGCTTTTCGTGCGCGCCATGACGTCTGCAATCTTGCTGGCTGTGGCTTTACCGATACGAGCAGCAAACCATTCATCTGTTTTCTGGTCCATCACTTTTTCACCTTTGCATTCAAGCCATTCATGGCAAAATCAAAGTGTTGCGCGGGCAGATCGCCAAGGTCATCGGTAGCAAGCCGCTTTTGGCTTTTCAGATACGCGATGAAAGCGTCTTTATCCGCAGCCACTTCGCTTATTTTCCGGAGCAACTCGTCATATTGCTTGACGCTGATAGGGTATGAAGTTCCGGCCTTGACGCCGTCATCATCCTCACCCCGAGTTGTGATGTTCAGCAAATCGAACGCGGCATATCGCTTGCCGTATGACTTTGAAGAACCGACCGCTTGCACGGCGTTTTTGCTTCCGCTATTATCGAGGGGCAAAGGAACCTCAGTTGTTTCCTTGTGACCGTCGCGGTGCGCCAAAATGCCAATGGTGATTTGCTGGTCAGCCTCGCGCCGCCCCTTGAACGATAAGGAGAAACCATACTTAGCCAGGATAGGCCGAATTTCCTCGTTTATGTCTT